GAAAGTACATAAAAGTACAAACTCAACTAAAAAGAGAAAAGAATTATTTATTAAAGCATATGTTTCTACAATAGGAAATATATCTTTATCATGTATAAAAGCAAAGATTTCTAGAAATGTATATTACCAATGGATAGAAAAAGATAAATTGTTCAAGGAAGGATTAAAAGAAGAACTAGATAAGATTAATTCCTTAGTTGAAGGTAGATTATATAATTTTGCAATGTTTGGCGATGCTAAAAATTCTTCAACATTTAATGCAATGAAGCTTATATTAGCTAAACATAAAGACTATTCAGATAAAGTGGATAATAAAGTAGAGCATAAAGGTGAAGGATTTAAGTTAATAATAGAAAAAGACGATGGGATTAAAAAAAGGACAAACTAATTCTGATAGTTTCAAAAAAGGAGAACGTAGAAATCCTAAAACAGAATTTCAAAAGGGAAAGAGATTTAGTATCAAAACAGAATTTGGGAGTATACCTGCTTGGAATAAAGGATTAGAATGTGATGAATTGTGGAATATTGACAATGGTATTACTCTCTGTATTAAATGTCATAAAATAAAGCATAACCAAGAAGGTTATAGGAGGTGAAAATGCCGACAATAAGAACTCGGTTGTCTTCTAAACAATTAGAAGCTTTTGAAATTTTACAAGATAAAGTTACTACTGAATTGTTTTATGGAGGCGGAGCCTAGCTGGTGGTGGAAAGAGTTATTTAGGTTGTTTCTGGTTAATTAAGGGTTGTTTAGAATATCCTGGTTCCAGGTGGTTAATGGGTCGAGCCAGACTAAAATCACTCAAAGAGAGTACGTTTCTGACGTTTCTGGGCATACTCAGGGAATGGGGACTAAAAAAGGACAAAGATTGGAGATATAATGCTATGGAGGGGCATATTACCTTTTCTAATGAATCTACGGTATATCTAAAAGATTTATATCTTTATCCAACTGATCCAGAATTTGATAGTTTAGGATCTACTGAATATACTGGTGCTTTTATTGATGAAATTAGTGAAATAACAGAGAAAGCTAAGAATATAGTAATGAGTAGAATCAGATTCAAGTTAGAAGAATTTGGTTTAGTACCCAAATTGCTTATGGCAAGTAATCCAGCAAAGAACTTTGCTTATAGAGAATACTGGAAACCTTGGGCAGAAGGAACATTACCATTATTTAGACAATTTATACCCGCATTAGTAGGAGATAATCCATTTATGTCACCTCATTATGCTGAAAACCTAAAGAAACTAGATAAAAACTCTAAAGAAAGATTACTTTATGGAAATTGGCACTATGATGATGATCCAAGCAGATTATTTGAATATGATAAGCTTAATGATATATTCACAAATGCTAGACAAGAGGGTCAAATGTATATTTCTTGTGATATTGCACGTTTTGGATCAGATAAATCAGTATTTGTTATATGGAAAGGATTCAATATTGAACAAATTAAGTTTACTGAAAAGAAATCTACTAAAGAAAATGCTAAAATAATTAATAGTTTGGCCCAATTACATCACATTCCTAGAAGTAAGATAATAATAGATGAAGATGGAGTAGGTGGTGGTGTGGTGGATCAATTAGAAGGAGTAAAAGGATTTATTAATAACTCGAGAGCAATAGAAAGAAAAAAGGATCAATCACCGGGTGGTGCATATTCATTACCTCCTAGACATAACTTTGGTAACCTCAAAACTCAATGTTTCTTTAAATTAGCAGACTTAATAAATGAAGGTCAAATAGCCTGTCAATTGGATGATATTGAGATCAAAGAGATGTTAATAGAAGACTTAGAACATATTAAAGTAAAAGATATAGACAAAGATGGTAAGATACTAATTATACCCAAGGAAGAAATTAAGGAGAATCTAGGTAGATCTCCTGATTTGGGTGATGCTCTAATGATGAGAATGTTCTTTGAATTTCAGCAAGAAAGTTCTCATTTCATTTTTGGAAGTAAGCGTAATTAGTTTATTTATTAGTATATCCTTATTTAATCACATTATTTAAATTAAAAGAAATTAATTCTTTTATGCCTAAAGAAAAGAAACTGGGTGAAATATTTATTCCTCAATATATAAAGGATAAATATCACAAAGATCATAGAACAAGTGAAACCTTCAAAGCGGAAGTATCAGATATACCAGTAAGATTCCCTAAGTCATTAGGTACACAACATCCTTTTAATTTTAAGACAGCGGAAGATTTGTATAAAACATTTGGTTATGTAACAGGTTTTATTGATAAACATGTGGATGCTATTGTAGGTAATTTCTCAGCAAAAGCTAAATCAAGCAATGTACAAGCAATAATTGATTCTTTTATAATTGATACAAATTTTCAGGTAGCATTAAGAGAATGGATAAAATCTAGTCTAATTACAGGAAACGGATTCATGGAATTAGATTTAGAAGAAAGCAAAGTTAGAGTATTAGATCCAAAAGAAATGTATGTAAAGAGAGACAAAAAAGGCGAAGTAAAGAAATATAATCAATATAAAGGTAAATTGAATAGAATAAATGCTGAGATTTTAAAAGAAGTAAATGATTTTGAACCAAATAAAATAGCACATTTAAAAATAAACGCTTTTCCACTGGAAGCGTACGGGTTAGGTTTAATCAAACCTAATCTAAGAGCAATTAATAATTTTTTAGGAAATGAAACAGATTCACATGCTGTAGTAAGCAGAAAAGCTGGAGCACCTTATCATATTAAAGTGGGTGTACCAGGCGAACAAACTAATAAATCTGTGGTAGAAGGTATTGCATCCAATATGGAATATATGAATACTCAAACAGAATGGACTACAGATGCTAATGTGGATATAAAATATTTAGACTTTGGAGATTTAGGAAAAGGATTTGATACAGTCCTTCAACATGACAAACTACAATTAATTGCTGGATTCCAAGTACCTGAAGTATTAATGGGATCAGGTCAATTAAATGAAGGAATTGCTAAAGTTCAATTAAGTACATTTAGAAATGAAAGAATAAAATCATTACAAGAGGATATAGAAAAAGTAATAGAAGAAAAGATATTCAAACCATTGTTATTAAGACAAGGAAGTAAAGAGTTCCAAGAGCATGTAGAATTTGAATGGAATATACAAAGTGAAGAATCAATAAACGAAAGAATAAACAAATTAACCGCATTACTTAGTGGATCTATTCAAACAGGGGAAAACCTTAAACGTATGACGGAAATAGAAATAGCCAAAGCACTTAATATAGAAAATTATGAACAATTTTTGAGAGAACCAGAAGTAGGATTAGATGATAAAAAAGAAGAAGAAGAGAAAGCAGAAAAACAAGCGTTTGATACAAAGACTAAAGCAATTGATAAAAATGAAGGTAAAAATAGTCCAGAGGCAAAGAAAGAGGCTAAGATTAAACAACCTGAAGTTCCAGGAGCAAAACCTAGTGCAAATCAAATGAGTGGAAGTGGATGTGGTCAACAAATTACCGAAAAACAATCAAGTGAAATGACTATCAATGAATGGGTGGAAGATCCTAGATTAAAAGAGTTATCAGGTTTTACTTATTCAGATTATATATTGAATATATTAAAAGTATTAAAATTAGATGAGTTTTCTAATCTGCTTGCTATAACAGAATCAGATATAGAATTAGGTTTACTTTCTACAAATGATGTGGAAAAATTGAGAGAAATATTCAAAAGTGGATTCAAAAAGAATCTGACTATAAATCAAATAGAAAAAAGAATTAAAGATAATGTGGATTTAAAAGATAGACTAAGAATAAATGAAAATGGTGAGAAAGTGTTGAGTGTAGCATCACAAAATAGACCAAATATGATTGCCAGAACTGAAGCAAGCAGATTAGCAAATCAAGGATTAGTTGAACATTATAGAGATAATAAAATAGAAAAAGTACAATTTTTAGCTAGTTTAAGTGAACGAACTTGTCCAATTTGTGTGGATTTAGATGGTAGTGTTTATACATTAAATGATAGTGCTGGAGTTATTCCTGTACATGCTAATTGTAGATGTACTTGGATTCCTGTGGTGAAATAATGCAAATAAGTCATCCAACTATGAGATCTAATTAAACAATTTTAAAATGAGATTAACTAAACAAACAGACAAAGAATTAAGAAAAGAAATAGAAGAATTTAGACAAGAAATAGATAGAATCATGAGAATAGCTAAAGATATGCCTGGCTGGAACTTTGAATTTAGTCCATTCCTATTCATAGACTGGAGGAAAAATGACAAAAATAGACAATCAAATAGTAAATGTGAAATGTGAGAAATGTGGATCAACCCCTAAACCAGGGGTATTATTAATTAAAGCACATAATTTATGGTTATGTGGTGAATGTTTCCATAAACATAATATGAAAATGGCCAAAGAATATAAAAAGGAGATGTTAGAAGGATGAGTTATTTTAATAAAAGAACAATGCAAACTATTCCAATAGCAAGACATTGTGGAGATTTATCTTTTCCTTCAAATTTAGGAAATGATGCAATAGATAATGAATCAGTACCCTTAGTAGGACCTTGGAAAGAATATGATCAAGAAGGTAATGTCACTGGATCAAATACAACAATAAATTCAAAAGCACAACAACAATTTGGGGGTATAACAAATAAATTTAAAGGAACAATAGCGGGAAAAATGGGGGCTAAATTAGGTAATTTGAACAAAGTAGGTGGAAATAAAGACACAATAAGAAGGAGAAAAAGAATAATTTATGTAAAATTAGATGAAAATTAATATTAATACTAAAGACGGAATAAATAAAATTACTACCAGTAAATTAAAAGGTGAACTAAAAGCGGTAATAATAACTAAATCTGGTAAGAGATTATCTAAAACAAGAATAATAATAGATTCAGAAATTGGTTATAATTTGTTAGATTGCACTGATTTTATAGAAAATATTTATATTCCACTTTGTTCTAGAAGAATAAATAAAAATATGCATTTAGTGAATGAATGGATTTCTTATTATGTTGATGAAAAGCTAAAGATTACTGTAGTTGGTGCAAAGAATCAAGAAATTCAAATAATTTTAAGAATGGGTTAGTATATCCAACCCAAATCACATTATATAAACAAAAGTAAATACATTATTCTGTGATAAAATGATGCGAAACATTGAGTTAAAAAAATTCACGGTACCTATTACTGAAAGTGCAACAATAGATGAAGAATTTAGTATAGCGGGTATAGCAATAAATGAAATAACTACTTCTAATGGTCATAAATTTATAGCGGAAGAATTAAGACCAGCGGCAATTGGAATGAAAGGTATTCCTTTGCTTAAAGATCATGATAATATGGTAGACTCAATAGTGGGTAAAGTTATTAGTTCTAATTTTGATGAATTGGAAAAAAATATTAAATTCAAAGCAAGAGTAAGTGATGAAAAAATGAGATCATTAATTCAAAGAGGAGATTTAAATTCTGTTAGTATTGGGGCCATGGTCAAAGAGTTGGAGGAAACTAAAGAAGGAGATTTAATTGTTAGAGGAATTATAATAAAAGAATTAAGTTTAGTTGCTGTTCCAGCGGATTCAGGAGCAACATTTAGTACAGCATTAAAAGAAGCATATTCACAATCATCTAACGATGTAATAGAACATAAAAAGGAGGGAGACAAGAATATGACAGAAGAGGAAAAAACTGAAGAACCTCAGGTAGAACCTCAGGTAGAACCAAAAGAAGAACCAAAAGAAAATGTTGAAGCTAAGTTATTGAAGAAAGAGTTAGTTATAGCAAATAAACAGATTGCTGAGTATGAAGCGGAAAAAAGAAAAGTTTTAGAAGTTGAATACAAAAAGTTATGTGAAAAGAAAGGAGTTAAAGCTCTAGATATTTCAACTGTTGAAAATTCTACATTAGAGTTAATAAAATGTCAAGTTGAAGAAATGGCAGATCAAGACGAAAAAGAGCCAGAAACTAAACCTGAAGAACCTGAATCTAAAGAAGAATCTGAATCTGAGGAAGCTGAAGAAGCAAGCGTTGTAGAAGAAGGAATGGGGGCTTTATCTGGTGGTAGATTAACCCTTGTCGGTAAATACTAATGGCAGTATCAAACACAATGGGAACACAAGTTCTATGGGATGGTGAAGTGCCTAGAACTTTTACAGCAGTAGCAGCGGAAGTAATTAGTGGTGGAGAATATGTAGCATGTTCAGGAGCAGTAGCTGGTGCAGTTGGTTCATCTATTTCAAGTTATGATGTAACAGACACACCTGTTGTTTTAGTGACAGCATTAGCTTGTGGTGTTGAGACAATCAATGGAATAGCAATTAACACAGCAGCAAGTGGAGCACTTGTAACTATAGCAACTAGAGGAGCTTATCTAGTTCAAGCAGGAGGTTCTGTAATCGCAGGAAATGCGGTTGAAGCATTGGACGAAGAGTTGGTACAATCACTTACAAGTGGAATAGTACCATCTGGAAAATTCACAAGAATACCTGGTGGAAAGAAAATTGGACGAGCATTAAGTGCTGGAGCAAGCGGAATAACTGATAATTATTGTCTTGTTTATTTTAACTTTTAAAATGGATAAATACAAAAACATTACAGAGTATATCAGTGACGAAGACGGAACACAAGGAACAGTTCTTATACCAAGACTTATATTTGATAGGCTTATTCCAGAGGTAAATAAAGCATTATTGCCAAGGGAATTAGCGGCTTTTATTATAACCCCTAATCAATTTCAGGGTTATTCAACAACTATTAATTTAGAAGAAGCTAACACATTAGATATAAGAAAGGTAGGAGAAGGAGCAGAGATTCCACTAGATAATATTGGAATAGAAACTGTTACAGTAACACCTGCAAAGTATGGTGTTGCGGTAAGAATTACTAGGGAAATGATTGAGGATGCTCAATTTCCAATGTTGGAAAGGAATTTAGCGGCTGTAGGAAGACGTTTTGCTGAAAAAGAAACTGAGTTGATTTTAACTGCACTTGATGGAGCAAATGCAACAACTGCTGGTGGAGCTGCTATAACAATAGCAAATATCACTGAGAGTATGCAGGATTTAGAAGATAATGACTATCAACCAACTGATCTTTTAATTGGTACAGAAGTTCTTAATGATTTAAGAAACATAGACACATTTGTTGAAGCTCATAGAGCTGGTGATACAGAAATGTTAAGTACTGGATTTAAAGGAAATATATATGGTTTGAAAGTAACTTTGTTTTCAGATAATGCATCCCCTACACCTGGAACATATAAGCTATATGCTTATGTTTTAGATAGGAAAGAAGCATTTTGTATTGCAATCAAGAGAGATATAACTGTGGAGAATTATGATATGCCTAGTTATGATATGCAAGGAGCAGCTATAACAAACAGAATTTCAGTTAACTTACTTAGATCAAAAGCGATTAGTAAAATAACAACTTCGTAGGATTAATTAATTTTTATTTTTATTTTTATTTATTTTCATGTCAAGGGAGACATTAAATCCCAAATAATAATGGAGGACAAAACATGGCAGTAGCAACAACAGGAAGTACAGTACAAGGATTAACACAAGGAATGGTTCACAACCTTACAGGTAATGTGGGTGGAGAACTAGGAATTGGAGAAATTATAGTTGTAACTGGAAATCCAGATGGAATAGTAACTAGCCCAATTGTAAGTGGAATTGCTTTTGATACCGTAAATGGAGAATTATACAAAGCAAACACAACTGGAGGAAGCGATTGGACAGCACTTGCATAAATCAAAATGGTAGTTCAAAGTCTTAGAGACGATGAGTCTAATAAATTTATTGCAATAAGTGGTACCCCTTTTGGAAATACAGGGAGTCAAACAGCAATAGGAGTTATTCTTTGTGGACTTCAGAGTGGAACAGCGGATACTTATTTACCTTTAATTTGTACAAGTGAAGGGTATTTACAAAATACTGTAACAGCTTAAAATGAGTTTAAGTACAATTGGTAGTATTACCATCCATATAATTGAAAGTTTAAGTGTGCCCGTGGGTATATCTGGTAATATGATTGAGATAGTTGACATGGCCAGACAACATGTGGCTAATTATACTGGTGAAATAATTGGTTCTAATTCTATAAGTGATAAATTTCAACCACCAATTGTCCAATTAGCAAAGGCGGATACAATTGACTTTGTAAATGCACAGGAAAACACTGGGAATTTAAAACTAGATGATCTGAGTGTTGGAGGTGGATTTAGTAATGATTCTTCAAATGCATACAGACAAATGGCGGATAGTTATCTTAAATCACTAGGTAGAAATTTTAATTACAAGCAAACCTTAGTATAATTATGTCTACATCAAGTAAACTTCAAGCAGGATTTCAAAAACTTTTAGATAAAGCAGGCAAGCAGATGTGTATTCGGAGATTTCAAGTTTCAATTGGTTCTATATGGGATGATGATGTCACATTAACCAGTGGTGCTAATTTTGAAACATGGACAAGTGGGATTGTTTTACCTATTAAAGGTTCTTTTGGTTCATCTGAATCAATTTTAATGGAACAAGGTAAATTAATTGATGGAGATATTAAGCTATTTGTTTCAGGATCAGTAACTTTTACAGACATGGGAAGTTATGTTATTAGAGTAGGTATAGGAAGTCCTCCTGTTATTGAGTATAAACCAATACCTTTAGGAGTTAAAAAACAAGAAGTGGCTGGAATAAACATTTATAGAAAAGCATACTTTAGAAGACTAACTGGAACAGGTTCGTATCTCGGTGAAGAATAAGATTTATATAGTAACTTTTTATTTGTAAAGAAAAATGAGCGTAAAAATAACAATTGAAGGAGTTCAAAAAGCAAAGACTTTTCTTAATTTAAAAAATGTAAAAACTCATTTAATGATTAATAAAGCAATGGTGAAAGCTGGAACTCATATGGATAAAGAGGTAAAGAGTAGTATAGCTGGTCAAAGAGCGGAACCAACTAGTGTAGATACAGGTAATTTTCTAAGAAGTGTTACTTTTAAGTCATTTTCAGATAGTGCGGTCATATATTCTGATGTTTCTTATGCAGAGTTTTTAGAGTATGGTACAAGTAGAATCAATGCCAGAAGACATTTTAATAACTCTAAAAACCGAAATAAGCAGAAAATTGCTAAAATTATCCATGATGAAGTTAAAAAAATATAGTATATCCAATTTTAATCACATTATTTAAACAAAAATAAGTTAATTATATTGTCTCAAGCGAGAGACAAGGAAAACCAAAGCGATGGTATCACAAACAACGTTCGTAGCAGATATTTTATATTATATAAAAAATTACTTAACTAGTAAAATCACTGATCCAAAATCATCAATAAGAGGGGCTAAATCTAAGTTTGTTATGACCTCTTATCCTTCTAGAGCCGTTGAATATCCACTCATTACCATAAAAGCGACTAATTTTGAAGCAAGTAGAACGGGCATGCAATCAACTGCTATGGATATGCAAATTACTTTAGAGATAAGAATATGGGCCAGAAATACTAAAGAAAGAGATACTTTATTTACCGATGTTTTTAATGGATTGAGAGGAATTCAATTTACTACTTCTACTGGTACAATAGCAAATAATATGAATGATTTTAATATGACTAGTGCATTAGAAATTAATGAAGAAGGGGATCAAGCAATTAAATCAAAAGTTATGGAATTCTATTATAGACTTTATAATTTCACATAATTAAATAAAATGGAGGTAAAATATGGGAAGATTTAGCGCAGGACAAAACAAGGTGTTGGGTATTTACGAAAGTGGAACATACGCAGAACCAATGACAGGTAGTTCTTTTTGGTTAGGACAAGTAACATCTAATTCAATAGATGATGTAGAAAATAAGATACCATCAAGATATTTAGGAACATCTACTAGAAGTTTAGACACAATGGATGAAGGAGTAAGAGATGTAACAGGAACTTTGAATATAAGATCACAAGATTTTAGATTACCACTTTGGTCAGTTGGATCAGTTTGTGAAACAACAAGTGGAACAAATATAATGGAATATGATGCTAGTGAGATTGGAATGAATTTACAACAAAATGCATTTACCAGTGGTTCATTTAATCCACCAATGAGTTTCACTATTGAAGATTCAAAGCAATCGCCAGGAACTGGAAGAAACTTTGTAAGAAAAATAGATGGTTGTGTACCAAATGCAGTAAGAATAACAGCAAGTTCAAGTGAAGTTGTTATTACTGAAGTTGATTACATTGGTCAAACATTAACTTTTTCAAGTGGAACAACAACAAGTGTTACAGAGAAAACAAATACTCCGTATGCATTTGGGGATGTAACTCTAACAATGGCTGGAAGTGATATAACTGCAAAAGAAGTAACTTTAGAAATCAATCAGAATATTGAAGGTCCACATTACTTGGATGGAACAAGAGATATAAGTATTCCTTATCCAGGAAATAGAGACTATATTTTGAGTGTTAATTTAGATTTAGATAGTACAACCGCAGCAATTTGGTATAATGAGTTTTACAAATCTACAAGTTCATTTAATACAGTATTAGATTTTGATAGAGATGTAACCGCAACTGGAAGTCAACATGCAATCTTTACTTTGTCTGGATGTCACATAACAAGTATGGACAATCCAAGTGAAGCAGAGGGAGTAACGGAATCAACATTAGAAATTGTGCCTGAAAAAATAACAGCAAAAGAACATACAACACATATCCTTTTACCATTAAGTGGGGTTTAATTCAATTAAATAAACGGGGGTAAAATGGAAAAACAAATAGATGTTGATGGAAAAACTTACTTAGTGAAAGAAATTAAGTATAAAGACTTAGCTTCGCTTGGAGATGTTTCAAAAGAAGAAGCTGCAAAAAAGATGATTCTTTTGTCTACAGGTATCACTGAAGAAGAATATAACGAATTAGGTTTAAAATCTGGAATTCAAATACAGAAAGCCATCAACGAAATTAATGGCTTAGAAGATTTTCGGAATCCTCTAGTCAAATAAGAACAGAAATAACTATATGTGATCATTTTAAATGGACATTAGATGAGGTTAGGAGTTTAAGTTTAAAAGATTTCATGGAGGTTATTAAACATCTTAAAAGATTAGAGGCGGAAAACAAAAAAGCACTTAGGAGGTCAAAAAAAAGATAATGGTATTCGGAATAGGAGAAACATCAATAGCAATAGTAATAAAAGCAAAAGATATGTTTAGTAAGACTTTTAGTGAAGCGAGTTTTTCTATAGCTAAGTTTCAGAAAGCAGCACTTGGTGCAGCGGCTGTGGGAGTGGGAATTGCTGTAGCATTTGGTAAAGCTATAAATGAAACTATAGATTTAGAAACTGCAATGGTTGGTGTTGCAAAAACAACAGGTTTAGCCAATGATGAAATTGAAGTATTAAGAAAAGATTTTATTGAATTATCAAAAGAAATTCCTTTAAGTGCCGAAGAACTTGCTAAAGTTGGTGAAGTGGCTGGTCAATTGGGTATAACGGGTAGGAATAAAATAAGAGATTTTACTGTTGTTGTTTCTAAAATGTCTATTGCTACAGAATTAACAGCTGAAAGTGCTGCATTAGCTTTGGCAAAGATTTCTAATGCTATGGGTTTACCCATAGAAGAAGCGGATAAATTATCCTCGGCAATTAATGAATTATCTAATATTAGTGCCGCTAGTTCTAGTGAAATAGTAAGTGCTATGGTTAGAGTAGCTGGCTCAGCAAAGACATTAGGATTAAGTACAGATGTTGTTTCTGGATTAACCGCCGCTTTAATTAATGCGGGTGAACCAGCGGAACGAGCAGGAACCAAATTAAGAAGTGCATTTGACACAGTTGTTAAAAAAATAGATGAAGTAGAACAATTTATGCCTGGTTTTTCAGATGCATTAAGAAAAGATGCTAATGGTGCAATAATATCACTTATAGGTAATCTTAATAAAATAGAAGATCCAATAACTAGACAAAAAACTGCTATTGATTTATTTGGAACTGTTGGGGCAAGTGCAATAAACAAATTATCTAATGATATTCCTGGGATGAATAAATTAATTGAAGCTGCAACAGGACAATTTGAAAATGCAACATCTACTCAAGAAGAATTTGATAAAGCTGTAGAAAGTACAAGAAATCAAATACAATTAGCAAAAAATGAATTTACAGCATTAGCTTTAGAAATAGGTTCACAATTAATACCAATTATAAGAGATGTTCTTCTTCCAATATTTAAAAAAGTGGTAGATTTTTTCTCTAATTTATCTAAACCAGTAAAACAAGCATTAATTATTTTAGGATTAGTAACAATGGCAGTAACTCTTTTGGCAGGTGCAATAGCTTTAGTTACTTTGGTTAGTTCCCCTTGGTTATTAATAATTGGTGGAATAATCTTAGCAATCACAGCAATTATATTAATTATAATGAATTGGAAAAAGATTCTTTTAACTTTAGTTTCATTAACTTTAAAAGGTGCTTCTTTAATGGATAAGGCTTGGGAAGGTCTTAAAGATGGTTTTATAATAGCTTTTGAAATAATGAAAAATGTTGTAATTAGTGTTTGGAATTTTATAGTAAATTTTGTAGAAGGGCAAATAAATACTTTAATAAGTGCAATAAATTTTCTTATAAAAGGATTAAATAAAATTCCAAAGGTTAATATTTCCTTAATACCAGAAATAGATTTTAGTGCGGTTAAAGGACAATTAACAGATATTGATACTTTAAAACAAAGTTTAGCACTTGAAAGAGAAGCCAGTGCTGAAAAATTTACAAAAGCATCAAATCAAGTAATTGTTAATATAGGAAATGTTAATGGAATGGATCCAGAAGAAATAAGTAAAGCACTTCATACTGAATTAAATAACAAAATAAGTTTATAAAGGAGGTAAAATGAAAGATAATTTAAAATTGGTTGGAAAGGTTCGTGTAGAACACAAAAGTCCAAGATTTGAATCAAATATAGTAGAGACTAGAAATACAGTGGTTACAATAGGAAAAGCACAAATAGCAAAGAATATTGTATCAGGTGCTTATGCTAGTGATGATCCTATGGGTTGGATGAGTATTGGATTAGGTAGTGCAACAATAACAGCAGCAGACACAACAATTGGATCAGAGTACTTAAAGTTTGGACCAGGTTCAGTTACAGGTAGTACAACAACTACAGCAACAACAAATGATACCGCTCAGTGGATTGGATCATTCGGGATAGATGCAACTAAAGTAGTAAACGAAGCAGGATTATTTAATGCTAGTGGATTAAATACTGGAACAATGTTGAGTAGAGCAAACTTTGCTAATAAGAGTGCTATTAGTGGAGATCAAATCAATATAACTTGGACTGTAGATTTAAGTTAAGTTATCTTTTTAAAAAAAGATGGCATGTGTACACAATTTCCACTTAGTAGGGATTGATGGGATTATAGAAAATTACGTAGATAAAGATATTTGTAAACAGAGAGTAAAAGAAGGAAGAAAAGCTAAATTTATCTGTGATCTTTGTGGATTCCTTAAAGAAGTGGATATAATTTTAGTGGAGAAAGAATAATGGCAACAATTATTGGTAGCTTTGCAAGTCCTTCAACAATTCCAATGGGTTTAACCTGGACAGGGAGTGAATTAATAAGTGCTGATTATAATAAGGATCATATTTACATCCACTCAGGACTATCCTCAACACTGACAGGTAGCTTTGCAAGTCCTTCAACAAATCCAATAGGTTTAACCTGGACAGGGAGTGAATTAATAAGTGCTGATAATGGTAC